GGACACGGAATATGTAAAAGATATGGTAGTTATTACACATTTGAATATTATAGTTATTCCTATTAATGTAAAATAGTTTTGACAAAAACACATAAAAATGTAAAAAGTAATTAAAGTTATGACAAAAGAAATCACACAAGAAGAAATCCAAGAGATTGAAAGATTAACTGGTGGGAAGATTGGGACACACACATTTGGACCAAACAACGAACATACATTAGAGAATTCATTTTTATCACCCGATGGTACATATATCGGTAGTATTGAGGAAGCTAGATGGTATGTTAATAATGAAATGATGGTAGATGAAGAATATCCACACGGTGTGGCTGCCGTAATCACTAAAGAAACTTATGGAACTGATAACCCTATTATTGAAGGGATGTATGGTTATACTCACAGAGGTGGTAGTATGTTTAGAATTGGTGACAGATTGTTCGATTCAAAATATAAACCAGTTAAAGAAGATTATCCTGAAGATGAATGGAATGGATATGAAACAAGATTCAATGAATTATATGAAGATGAAGATGAACTTGGTAAAAAGTGGATGGATGACGATGGTATATCATATGTCATACCATTTAGATTAAGAGGTTCAAAAATTATTGAAACAATGGAAGAGGCGTTTGATGCCGCTAAAAATATGTCAAATTATTTATAATATTATGAGTGATAAACAAACATACGACTACGGATGTGTAATGTTATATTTTGATTTCCCCGAAATTAAAAATCTACATTCACTAATTGATGAAGATGATATCTACACCGAAGAAGGTGATAGAAGTTTTGGTTTAGAAGATGAACCACACACTACATTACTTTATGGGTTACACAATGATGTAACTGAAGATGATGTAAAAGGGGTTATTGATAATTTTGATTATGGAACTTGTAGAATCACAAATCCATCATTATTTGAAAATGAAATGTATGATGTATTAAAGTTTGATACAAGTGGACCAAACCTTCACGAAACAAATAAGGAACTTACAAAGTTTCCACACACGACATCATTTCCTGACTACCATCCACATTTAACAATCGGGTATTTAAAACCAGGTATGGGTAGAAAATACGCAAATAAACTAAAAGGTATTCAATTCAAATTGGAACCAACCCATGTTGTTTATTCTATGGCAAATGGGGATAAAATAAATTATGAATTATGAAAAGTAAAAAAATAAATGACCTAATCAAAAAGGGTGAAGAATTAGCAAAAAAACACGAGGAAATCAGAAATGAATTACCACAGGAAATTAAAGACAAAATGGGGTGTATAGCTGATTCCATTGCGGAGGACAATAAAATTGTTACTGATATAATGAGAAAAATAAAAAAATCATTTGATGAAACTTATAATGAAAATGTTATTATAACTCCGATTATGTATAACCCTGAAAACTTTATGCCTGTATTAGGTGTGTTGGTTAAAACAGATACGGGTGCATATCATAAAAAATATACAATATCAATATCTGAATAATTATGAAAACAAAAGTATATTCAGCATTCCCTGGTGTAGGGAAAACAACTTATTTCAAAACAACAGATAAAAATGTTTTGGATAGTGACAGCTCAAAGTTTGATAAAAAGAACTTCCCCGCAAATTACATTGAACATATTGAAAGAAACATTCAAGACCCCAAGGTTGACAAGATTTTGGTTTCATCCCATAAAGATGTAAGAGACGCTCTTGTAAAAAGAGGAATACCTTATGTTCTTGTTTATCCTGACAAAAACATTAAGGACGAATATATCCAACGATATAAAGACAGAGGAAATAATGACACATTTGTTGACTTATTAAATAATAATTGGGATAATTGGATGAAAGAGATGGAGGACCAAGAGGGTTGTGAAAAAATAACTTTAGGTTCTGGACAATACTTAGCTGATGTAATAAATTAAACAAATGAAAAAACTTATCCTAACTTTAATAATGTTGTTGACCACATTAGTGTCAAATGCTCAAATTGGTGTTATAACCATAAAGAAAAATCAAACTGTTCCACTTAATATGTGGTACACTATCCATGAAAAAGATAGAGAAAATAATATCTACATTACATTTGAGAATGAAGATTTGGCGGTCTACACACTTGAGAATTTATTAGGTCAATTTGATATGGATATTGAGTTACCAAACGATAAAGATGTTGATGGTGACCCCTATTGGAGTGTAGAACAAGAAAATGGTTTTATTAGTGACATTTATTACATTAAAGAAAAAAACTTTCCATTATACACAATAACAATCGTCTCGGCTTGGGGTGGAGAATAATTTAAAGGTTATGAAAAAGTTAATTAGTCTTTTATTTTTATTATTTTTATTTGTTGGTCATTCTCAGATTGCACCACCAAAACAACAGATAAAACTTAATTTACCACCTATTAATAATACGACCCCAAAAATAGGTATGGGACCTGCTATGATGATTGGTGGTGCAATTTTAACAACCGCAGGTTTGTTAACACCTCCATTAATGGTCGGAGGGTCAACAACTCAAAAACAGCCCTTCTATAAACAGGGGGGTAGAGCGGCAGCAATTGTTTCAGGTGCGTTAGTTTTTACCATTGGTGTGGGAGTATCAATCGGAGATTTATGAAAAAAGTAATGGTAAGATTTCCAAATGAAAGTTATTTCATTGAGATTGATATGGATATGTCACAATTCAAACCTGAAAAGGAATTTGATGACCAAATATTTGGGTGGTATGGGGATATATACATCTCAGTTAAAAAATAAATCATCCCTCTATCGTAATATTGGGTTTTTTGATTATCTTTGATAAAAAATTAAGAGATATGGAAAAATTTTCAATGAACCAAGTGATTAAAGACAAATTCGGTGAATCCGAAAAAAATGTTAAAACTGCAAAATCAACTAAAAGAGCAAATAACAAAGTTGATGGGAAGTATGTGGTAAAGATTGTGGATGGTGTCAAATATATGGTATTAAAATGAGAACAGGGTTTTTTTTATTATGTTTGGTGTTGTTTGGTGTTCTACACTATTTTTTAGAACCGACCAACCAATTTGAGATTAGAAATAGTAATAAGATTACTATTAACGATACAATAAAGGATACATTAAAACCTAAACAAGAATTTGTTAGGATTAACAATTTACCGCATAATTTTGATACTGTACCTGGCGCTAATAACGTATTTAGGTCAAGTCAACCATCTGTATCACAATTAAGAGACATTCTTAACAATTACGACATTGACGTGGTTATACGCATGAATGCTGAGGAAGGTACTGGTGTTTCTACCTCATCTGAAAAACAGTTGGTTGAGGGTATGGGTAAAAAATATGTTTGGGTTAACGCACATCTTGGATATGTTAAAGGTAAGGGATATACTAAATCGTTAGATACATTACAACCTTATTTACATAAAGGAAACGTATTGATACATTGTGCTCACGGTGCTGATAGAACAGGATATCAAGTGGCAAAATATGTTCAGGATAAATTAGGTTGGGATAGAAAAGAATTGTGGTACTATACTATCAAATATAACAATTGGGAAAAATCAATACCGAGGGGTGAAACAGGGTATATAAAGTATATGGAGGCCTTTTATCCGTATGACTTGTGGAAAAAAGAAATTGATTAATTTAATTAAAAAAAAAATGAATAGAGATTTAGAAGAAGAATTGCCAACGACAATAATGGCATTAAGAACTGTTGATGGGTACAAGAGGATTGAGGATACTGATGAAGTAAGTGATTATGATACACCTTGTTGTTGGAGTAGTTTAAAGAATGATGAATATTCTCCCGCTTATCTTACAACACCACAAGTACCATCTGGTGTTTATGAAATTGCTTGGAACGGTCAACTTGGGACTCATACACTGAAGAAACAACCATTCAATACCGATGAGTTGTATGAATTACCATCACCTGAAATAACTGATATTATTACCGATATTGAAAACTTTTGGAATAGAGTTGATGTATATAAAAAATACAACTTTGTACACAAACGAGGTATTTTATTGTACGGAGAACCAGGGTGTGGTAAATCAGGTATAATTCAGTTACTATCAAAACAATTGATGCAAAGAAACGGTATTGTTATTAATATAAAAGATGAAGAAGATTTAGAAAAATTCACATCATTTATACCCACCTTTAGAAAGGTTGAACCTAAAAGACCGTTAACTGTGTTACTTGAAGACATTGACTCAATCGCTGGGGAGAATAGATATTCAACGTCAAGATTATTAAACATTTTAGATGGTGTTAAACAGATTGAAAACGTTGTTTACATAGCAACAACCAATTACCCTGAGAAACTACAGGAGAGAATCACAAATAGACCTTCTCGTTTTGACAGACGTTATAAAGTTGAGTTACCAAGTGACGAAATTAGAAAATCATATATTGTTAATAAACTTAATGATGAAGACTTGGCAACAATTAACATTAATGAGTGGGTTAAGAAAACAAAAGGAATGTCATTGTCTCATCTAAAAGAAGTTGTTATCTCAACTATTATTATGGGTAGGGATTTTGATGAAACAATTGATAACCTTGAGGGTATGAAAAAGACCCCTACGGTTAAAGACAAAAAAGAAGTAGGATTTGGTAAATAACAAAAAACCCCCTTATTTTTTAGGGGGTTTTATTTTGTATTTATAATCAGTCTCAATTTTAGGTAACGGTTTACTTTCCATTATCTTCTGATAAAGTTCCCAATTATCTGTGGGACTTATTAATGGGTCTATTATCCACTCTGTTTTGTATTTAGGTTCTTTTTTCATTTGTATTAGATTTAACATAAATTTTTCTAATGATGTTTGAATGAGTATCTTCAGGGTCTTGGGCCATTTCATAAAGTTTACCAATCTTTTTCGCCATTTTTTCTCCTACAAAATTAAACAATTTAATTTCATTTTTATAAAAATTTAATGGGTTATTTTGATACTTTGAAAATTTTGATAAGTTTTTATAAAAATATTTACCTTTATCACTTTCAGGGTCAATCCCTCCCATGAATTCCATAAATTTTAAAAGACTGTCCTCTTCCCCCGATATTAATAAATGTTTTAACATCTCACCCTTATCGTTAGTTAAGTTTATATAACCCAACTCTAAGATTAGATTAATAATCTCATCATCACTTTCAGGGACATCAATATCACTGTCACGTAAACGAGTTTTAATAGTTTCAATATCAGATTTCAACTCTGACACTAAGTCCTCAAACGTATAGTTTTTTAAAACCATAAATTCTTTAAAAGTTTTATCATTTAAAAGGAATTCTAAAAATTGAGTTTTATTGACATCGGATAATATCATTCTTGAGGCAACTTCAGTTGGTTTAACTAAAGTCTCAGTTAATGTTGCCAAATAAAGATAATGGAAAAATATTCTTAAAGGTTTAATACCAAATGCCCCGAAATTGGATGTTGTACCATAGTCAACAATATGTGTCAATGGTTTTTCAGGTTCTTTAAAATTGTCATATGCGTGTTTTAATTCGTGAGATAACGAAGGTAAAATCTCTGTTTTTTCATCTTTTAAAAATTTAATTATTTCAGACATATTAACATCCCTTTCAGGTAAATAAAGAGAAACGGAAATGTATAATTCTGAAAAATCTTGTAAAGACATACTCACAAATTTTTTAATGTTATGAGTATATCTTGGCGAAAAACCCATACCTGCCATTAAAATTTTATCGGTATCAACAAAATCCAACTCAATCCGAGCATGAACTTTTTTAATATTAAGTTCATTGATTTGTAAATTAGTACTGAACCCTATATCAAATTTACTATCCTCGTCAAATGTTTCATTTGATTCATACGATAATTGTTTTAATAAATCTTTATATAATTTCTCACCTGACAACAAAATGTTTTCAGGAACACCTAACGCCTCTAATATATATTTTTTCATTATGCTACTCCAAATGATTTTGATGCCTCAATGGCTTTATTTCTATGACCACTTCGTTTTTTTCTTGCGTTTTTGTCGGCAAAATAACTTGCGGCATCTTCTTTACTTGAAAATTTAGGTATACTTGATGGTGATTGACCATCTAATAAAAATGTAACCGCAATTTTTGCAGCAATGTCGTTTCTATTTAGCATTTCAGGATTTGACTCAAGACTCACCCCTGAAAGTTGACCGTATTTTCTGTAATTACCTCTTCCAGTCAACTGATTAAATCCTCTACCTCTAAAATTCCACCCATCACCACCTCCTTGATTACCCGCAATTTTTGCGTAAACTAAATTAAAGAACTCTTTTGCGTTACTTTTTAACTTATTTAGTTCACCATCGGAAAATTTACTAACTCTTGAACCAAAAATTTTTCTAATTCTTGAATTATCTGTATTAGCGTATGAAACCTCACCTTTAGGTTTAAAATTGGATTCTTTTTTAACGACAGATAACATACCTATTTGAGCTAAAGGGTCGGTTATTCCCTTTTTTTTCATTTCATCAATTAATAAAGAAATATTATTTTTTTGAATACTATCAAAGTTACCTAAAAGTTTAACTTTACCAAATGACCCTGAACCCTGAACATTTTCAGTACTATCAACAGGTTCATCTGAATTGTCGGTGGATGATGAATCGGTAGGTTCCGTTGTTTTTGCGTTCTTTATACCTTTTAGTATTAAGTTACCAATAACACTTCCTGTATCTCTATCTGTATCAATAAAATCGGATTCAATTAAAGACTGTCTAATTAAAAACTTTTTTTGACTCTCAGTTATAACTAATTTCATTTTTTTTATCTTTTTATATAAATACTTCCCTATCATTAAAGTTTATATAAGATATTTATAAAAGACGTGAAAGTAACCATTATACATAAAAATTCGGGTATTGATAAGAATGAATATGAATTATATAATAAATTCATTAATTATCTTCAAGATAAATTTCCTTTGAATCGGGATTTAAAAGTTATATTTTTAGGTGAGAGAAACGGTAAAATGACTACAGGTAGTAGATTACCTCAAGAAATTAGAGTTTTATCTAAGAACAGAATGAATCGTGATATTTTAAGAACTTTGGCTCACGAGTGGGTTCATGAATATCAAATGGAGGTAGAAAAAAAGGAAATGGGTCCTGATATTGGTGGTAAAATTGAGGATGAAGCAAATTCAGAATCAGGTGCCATTATGAAAAAATTTGAGAGAGACGTTCCTGATTCTGAAGATAAGCTTTACGATTAACTATAATATAGTCGGTCGTATCCATTTGTTTTGATAGTCATGATTTTTAACACAATACCTAGCGTAATCGTTAATCATTGGTCTACCTGTATTATAACATCCGCATACTATTCCCCAATCATGATACTTGTTATATAGTTTTCGTAATAATTTCATACTAATTTCAATGTTTAGTCTGATATCATTTTTTAAAATTTCATTTGGCACTCTACGTTTCTGTATTAGTTTAGCGGTACCTGGCATTATTTGCATGGGACCCAACGCTCCAACACAAGAAATCTGACTTGGATTGTAACCCCAATGAAATGGTCCTTGATACCTTGTCTCCAAATAAGATATGTTGTACGCTATATACTTGGGTATATTGTATTCGGTAGAATATTTCTCAATATTTTCGTACATATACATAGGTATTGGTGAAACAATTTCATTATTACTTTTGAATAACTCAACTTCTTTTTTAAACTGAATTGTTGTTTTAAATGAACCCAAAGAAGTTAAAACAATCAATAACGATATTGTAAACAATGACGTTAAAATTAAATTTTTTGTATTCATAATTTAAGGTTTAATTTTATTAATCACAGGACTATGTTGACCCCAAACATTTGCTGCGTATAGTTTAAAGATTGTATTACCGATTGAATCTTGGTACACAGTGTAATCACCTGTATTATTATTGATGATAATTAAATGATGACTTTCATCAATGGCGATTGTTACATCATTTTTCCTAACTTTAACAATTTCTTTTTTAGAAATCACAGTTTTGTTAGTTAATTTGTGATATGTAAAACCTACAATAAATGATGCTACCACCGAAATAACAATAATACCATAAACCATTGCGTTTTTAACAACTTCTTTAGCCGTTACTTTTCTCTTTTCTACATTCTCTTCCATAATTTTTAAATTTAAATTGTTAATAACTCTATACAAATGTTAATCAAAAAACGGGAAATGTTCAATGAAACCCCGTAAAAAAAAAGAACCACCAGTTTTTAATTGGTGGTCTCTTGACTTTTTAATTTTTTTGTTTTACTCAACCGTGACAAGTTCTAAATCAAAAATTAATTTTTTACCTGCCAAAGGATGATTTGCGTCAATTATTACAACATCTTCCTTTATTTCTGCAACCCTAACATTAACAGGTCCCATAGGTCCCTGAGCTTGTAACATATCCCCAACAGAAACACCTTCAGGGATTTGTTCCTTTGGTACCTCAACAATCATTTCTGGATTAATATCTCCGTAAGCATTTGTAGGCTCAATCTCAATCGTTTTTTTGTCACCCTCATTCATTTCTAATAATCCGTCCTCAAATCCTTTAATTAAAAGACCTTGACCTAATTGGGCTTTAAGAGGTTCTCTACCTTCAGTTAAAGATGAATCAAAAACAGTCCCATCTTCTAATCTACCCGTGTAATTAACTACAACGGTGTCACCATTTTGTACTTTTTTCATAAATCAGTTTTTTAATAAGTATATGTTAAAACTTTAATGAATCAACTTAATACATCACAATTTTATTCTTTTCATTATCAAAACGAATGTCATAAACATAATCATATAAATTAAGGACGTTTGTATTTTTAGTAATAAAGACATCACCACACTCAGTTTTTAATTTAGTAATTAAACTTGCTGCAAAACACCCCATACCCAAAAATGCATCTCCTAATCTTGGTGTGGTAAATGATATGGCGTCAATATATCTACCATCATTAATAAATCTTTCTAATTTGGTTTTAAGTCTCTTACCCCCATCGTGTTGGATGTGAATACTTATAAGTAAATCATCCTTTTCATTATAAATGTTAATTAATGCGGTTGTTGCCATAGAATATTATTTTTTGACAAATATATTAAAAAAAATCAATAGTTGACATTAATTGAGTATTTTCAGGTACCACCATAAATTTCCAAGATTCATTCATTAGGTAATTTAACCCGTCAGGATATGTCTCATTTAACTCTTCTAGCACAGTCTCTTTTGGAATCATTAGTTTACAGTCTATCATATATTTTTTTTGATATTCGGAAAAATGTATCCGATTAATAAGAACATAACATCCTTCACCATATAAAAGCTCAAGGTCTTTTTTAAAAACTTTATTTAGTAAAACCTCTAATGCTTTTTTCATAAAAAAATGTCTTATATTTTAATATAAATAGTTGAGAGTATATGGTCAATTATTTAATTTGTTTTTAATTAAATTATTTGTTACATTTGAATTATGAAAATATTTTTAATCATTGTTTTACTTATTGTTATCTTTATACCGTTAATATTTATGGTATTAATGTTTTTACAAATAAAGAAACACATAAAAATTGATTTTAAAGATTTTAAAAAAATTAAGGGTATAAAAAACAACCCAAAAATTGACATTAAAGAAATTTTAAAGAAAAAAATAAAATAATATGGATTTTTTACACGTTGAGAATGAATACAAATGGGTGTTAAAAGTGTTAAATTCTTGTTTAACAATCACTCATTTAAAAGTTGCTGATTTATTATTTAAGACTTATAAACAAAAATGGTCTTATGAGTTATCCGACATTAAGTTGTTGACAATTAATTCTGATTATGAACGACAAAAATCGTTAAGACTTGATGAGATACAAAAAAATCTGTCCTAATTAAGATTACAGAGTTAATTTTTTTAAAGACTCATATATTTATTATTACTATCACTCTCATCTGAGTGCCTATATATAAGAGGGGATTGTAATTTTTTACAATCCCTTTTTTTATCCACAAAACTTTATTATCTTTGTCACATGGAAACAGAGAAATTAAACATATTTGAAAAGATATCACTTTGGTGGAAATTTGATGGGAAATACATGCACAAGGAATTTGCTCGTGGCGTAAAAAATCTTTGGAGATGGTTTCCTACGATTTGGAAAGACCGTGATTGGGATGATACCTTTATATTTGAAATTCTCAGAGTTAAATTGGAGAATCAGGCAAAATATATTGGAGGTCGTGGAATCCATGTATCAGCAAAAAGAGATGCTGAGAAAATGAGAATGGTTGCGAAGTTAATCAAATTACAACAGGATGATTTCTATCATATGGAATATATGGATTATCAAAAAAGTGAATTTGAGTTTGTACCAACCGACGAAACCAAAAAATGGTTTACAATGGAGAACACATTGATTTCTGAAAATTACGATGACTACTTTAAAAAGTACCCAAGAATCTTCAAAGAGGTGTTGTCTGAAGAAGATTTTTCTGATGAAGAACTTGTTGATGTTGAAACCAAAAGTAAAATCGCTATGAAAATGTCGTATAGAAATCAAGACCGTTGTAGAAAATTGATTTTTAAAATAATGGAAAGTGAGATTTCTCGCTGGTGGGATTAAAATAATTTTATTATATTTGTAATATGAAATACAAACTAACATTAATTTCTGACACGCATAATAAGCATAATAAGTTGAATGGGGACTTACCTGGTGGTGATATCTTACTCCATGCTGGCGACATATCCTCTATGGGTTATGAGCATGAAATCCAAGGGTTTGCAAATTGGTATGATAAAATCAATATTTACGATTTTAAAGGTTTCATCGCTGGTAACCACGATTGGGGGTTTCAAAATAACACAGAGAAAATCAAAGGATTATTAACTGGTTATAAGACAATTGACTACATCCAAGATGAGGTTGTTGGATACCAAGATGGTGACAAACCTGAAATAAAAATTTGGGGTAGTCCTTGGCAACCTGAGTTCTATAATTGGGCGTTTAATCTTCCTCGCAATGGTGAAGAACTTAAATCAAAATGGGATATGATTCCTGAAGGTATTGACATTCTTATCACTCACGGACCAAGTTGGGGGATGAATGATGATGTTGAAGGACGACGAGGACAACACCTTGGATGTGAATTACTTGCTGAAAGAATCAAACAAGTAAAACCTAAAATCTTTGTTTGTGGTCACATTCATTCAGGACACGGACACTATTTTGACGGAACTACACATTACTTCAATGCTGCGGTTCTTGACGAGCAATATCTTTATGGTCACACACCTTGGAGTTTTGAGTGGGACCCAATCACAAATGAAATATTTTGGTAGTAAAAAACCCCTCTTTGGAGGGGTTTTTCTTATTTTAAAAGATTATAAAATTCTTTAAAATGTTTTAATCTATCAGCAAGACCATTATCACCACCGTTTACTCGTTTTGTAACCGATTTAACAACCGCATCATCGGCACCTTTATCACAAATACCCCATAGACCATTCGCATCAAAGAAATAAGCTGCGGACGCTAATGGATATTTTGTTGCAACTAAATCAGGATTCGCCACACAATCTTCACCAACAAATTTACTGAAGTTTGTATAGTTATTTTTTCCTGTTAATTGTATAAACCCTCTCCCTCTAAATTTAAAACCTTCTTTTGTTGATTCATCACCATTACCCATTCTTCCACCATAAACTCTTGAAGCAATTTTTTCAGGTTGTTTCGCATATGATTCAGCTAAGTTACCTGGAAAATATTTTCCGAACACTCTTTTAAGTGCGTCCGCAGAATAATGTAGATTTTCTGAAACCGCCCTAAAATTTCCACTTTCGTGAGCACATTGTGCTAAGAAATGTGCCAATCTTAAATTAGATGTAATATTAAATTTTTTTGCCGTCTCGTCAATCTGAGACAATACTGAATCAGGTATGTGACCTTTTAATTTACTAATGTTTAAACCACTTGTTGACGGTATAACAACATCTTCTTTAATTATTGTGGTCCCATATAGTTTTTCCAAACTTTTTTGACCTACAATTCCATCGGCAGTTAGACCATTACTGGATTGCCATTCTTTAACTGCTTTTTCGGTACCAGGACCAAATACACCATCGGCCTTTAAGCCTAGTTTGGATTGTAATTTTTTTACATCCTCACCTGTTGAACCAATTTTTAACATATCTATTTATATTTTTAAATAAATATCCTAAACGGGGTAACAATGGGGTTGAATTAGTTTTTTTTTCATTAAATAGTATTTATTAAGTATGAATAAAATATCAAAAATATCGTTATTCTTTGGGATTATAGGTTTAGTTTCATTTTTAACGATGCATACCTTAATATATACCGAATTAATGTTAGTTACGGAGAGTGTTTTAAGGTTTAGTTTTTATTCTAAAGCGTTCATTGTTTTTTGTTTAATAGTTTTTATTATTGAATACCTAAAAAGAAATAAGGTTATTGAAATAGAATCTGAATATACTAAAAAACTAATTGATGTTTTAATATCCCAATCTCATAATCCTTTGTTTTATGTTGGTAATACTATTGATGGTGCTAAAATATTAACAAATGAAGTGACTGAAACAATAAACACTGATAGATGTTCCATATGGTTATATAATGAGGATAAAACATCAATAATTTGTGAACAATTATTCGTTAAAAGTGAAAATAAATGGTATAGTGGAACTGAATTATTTAAAAAAGATTTTGAGTCTTATTTTACGTCATTAATATATAATCCAATAATAATTGCCAATGATGCTGAGACTCATCAGGCGACAAATTGTTTTAAAGATAGTTACCTTAAACCATTAGGTATTAAGTCTATGTTAGACGTTCCCATAATATATGGGGGTGATATTATAGGCGTTATCTGTATTGAAAGTCTAACTAAACGAGAGTGGACTAACTTAGAAGTTAATTTTGCGCAAATTTTATCATCACTTTATTCATTTGCGTATTCAGTTAAAATATCAAATAACGTAAGTAAAAATATTAAAGACATTGAAGGATTTATTGACTATTCAGTATTGGTTAGTAAAGCGGATAAAAATGGTAAAATAACTTATGTTAATAAGAGGTTTGAAGAAGTTTCAGGTTGGTCTTTATCTGAAGTTTTAGGTCAAGACCATAATATTGTTAATTCAGGGGCTCACCCAAAAAAATATTGGTCCGATATGTATAAAACAATATTAGTGGATAATAAAATATGGAACAATGTCGTAACTAATAAAAATAAAAACGGTGAATTGTATTGGGTTGATTCATATATTAAGGCCGAATTTGATAGCGACAATAACCTTACAGGATTTATGTCAATAAGATATGATGTAACAGAGTTAATGAAAACTTTAAAAGAGATTGACAAAAAAAACACCTATTTAGAGCATGCGGCAAAAATACTAAGACACGATATGCACTCAGGGATAAATACTTACATCCCAAGAGGGTTGAGTTCACTAGAACGACGATTAACTAATGATGATATTGAAAGGTTAAAAATTGAAGGTCCTCTTAAAATGTTGAGGGAAGGGTTAAAACATTCGCAAAAAGTATATAAGGGGGTTTATGAGTTTACTAATTTAGTTAAGAAAGATGCTGTTTTAGAAAAAACTGTTTGTAACGTAAAAGAAATATTAGATAGTTACTTATCAAGTACATCTTATAAGTCACAAGTCGTATTAGAAGAGTTACCTACATTAGAAGTTAATGAATCTTTATTTTGTACCGCAGTTGATAATCTAATTAGAAACGGGTTAAAATATAATGATAGTGATACTAAATTTGTAAAAATTTATAGTGAAGAAAGTCACATTATCATCCAAGATAATGGTAGAGGGATAACCCAAAAAGACTTTGAGAAATTATCTCAACCGTATACTAGAAAGGAAGGACAAAAAGAATCTGGTACAGGGTTGGGTTTAAATATTTGTATTGCAATACTTAAAGAACATGGTTTTGAGATATCTTGTGAGAAGAACAAAATAGGGACCAAAATAAAAATAAAAATAAAAAATTAAAAAATGATTGATTCAATTTTGTTAGTGGATGATGAGGATTTATTCCATTTAGTATTTGAAGATGCGTGTTCTCTTTTGGACATAAGTTTATCTTTACAATCAGTTACTAGCGCAGACGAGGCCGAAAAAATGTTTAAAAAATGGTTTGAAGAAAATAATACCGAGGACAAACCTGAATGTGTGTTTGTTGATTTAAACATAGTAGGAAGTTCATTTGATGGTATTGAACTCATTAGAAAAATAAATTTTCAATATGGAAACCACGTAGTTATTGGGATAATCTCTTCATCTAACGAGTCTGAAGAGCAAGCTAAAGCAGTACATGCTGGAGCTCAATTTTGGATTATTAAATCGGATGAGATAGAACCTAGATTAGAAGAATTTAGAAATGATTACGATGGGTATAAAAATAGAACCGCACCATTTAAAATATACAGATGATTAAAATAGATTTAAATACTAAAAAAACGTTAATTGACTTATATAATAAAAAGGGTATAGGTCTTGAGGGTAATATTACCAAACTTATTGATGGTGAGGATGATGAAGAGTTTAAAGAGTATTTAAAAACTTGTCAAACTAAAGATGAAGAAAAAAGAAAAAAACGTCTTGAAATGACAAAAAAAATTCAAAAGCAAAACGACGAATTAACTAACGCCAATAATGAAAATGAAAGAATACTTGGGGAATTACAAGAAACTTTAAGAGAAGTTGAGGAATCAAGGTTGACTTTTGAAGTCCAAAATAGAGAACTTAATGAGTGGAAACAAGATAACCTTAGATTAACTGAGGAGCTAAAAAATGAAATGGTTAAGGCCGAACAAGCTAAGATTGACGCTGAAACCGCAAAGCAAAGTGCCGAAAACGACTTAGACTTACTTCAAAAAAGAACCCAAAACCAATTAATTTCAACTATTGTTAGAGTTGCATTATGGATTATTGTAGGTGTTGGGTTTATTACAACAGGGGTTTATGTATTCACTATGCTCATGGGTAAAGACACACAAGTTATAAGTGCCGCTTGGTCAAATATGTTTGGTATACTGTTAACTAACGCTTTCTCAATTATAGGTACTATAATGGGTATTAAATATGCATCTAAAGAGGAGTAATTAAATTTTACTCCTCTTAACACCACCTTTTCTTTCAACCTTGTATTTTATTTCAACTTCACAAGGATTAATCATACTTTTTTTACTATCATACTTGAATGTGATGATTGTTTCATCATCCTCAAACACTCTTTCCCACTTTTTGTGCTCTATTTCTACCTTTTTCTTTGACATATCACAAAATTAATAATATTTTTAATAAAACAATACTGACACAAAAAAAAATTATACTGACAATTTGTCAGGTTTTGACATTTGGTATAATTTTTATTATATAAATAACGAAAATAAATAAAAATAAAAATAAAAACTATGAGTAAAATTATTGGAATTGATTTAGGTACAACAAATTCGTGTGTTGCGGTAATGGAAGGTAATGAACCTATTGTTATCCCAAACAGTGAAGGTAAAAGAACTACACCATCAATTGTGGGGTATGTGAATGAAGGGGAAAGAAAAGTGGGTGACCCCGCTAAAAGACAATCTGTGACAAACCCAACTAAAACTGTTTATTCAATTAAAAGATTTATGGGGTCAACCTACGACGAATCTAAAGACGAAGTTGGTAAAGTTCCGTATTCCGTAATTAAAGGTAAGAATAACTCACCTAGAGTTAAAATTGATGGTAAGGAATACTCACCACAAGAAATTTCAGCAACTATCCTTCAGAAAATGAAAAAGACGGCTGAGGACTATTTGGGTACTACAGTTACTGAGGCGGTTATTACTGTTCCTGCGTACTTTAATGATGCTCAACGTCAAGCAACTAAAGAAGCGGGTGAAATTGCGGGATTAAAAGTTAGACGAATTATCAATGAACCAACCGCGGCGGCATTGGCTTACGGACTTGATAAAAAATCAAAAGATGCCGTTGTCGTTGTATTTGACTGTGGTGGTGGAACTCATGACGTTTCTATCCTTGAGTTAGGTGATGGTGTTTTTGAGGTAATGGCAACTGATGGTGATACTCATTTGGGTGGTGATGACTTTGACCAAGCAATTATTGATTATTTGGTTGGAGAGTTTAAAAAAGAACATAATATTGACCCAAGTCAGGACCCAATGGCATTACAAAGACTGAAAGAGTCTGCTGAAAAAGCAAAAATTGAGTTGTCTTCATCATCATCAACCGAAATTAATTTACCATATTTAATTCCTGTTGATGGAATCCCAAAACATTTAGTGTTAACATTAACAAAATCTAAATTTGAACAACTTGTTGATGATTTGGTTAAAAGAACTATTGAACCTTGTAAAACAGCGTTGAAAAATGCGGGTATTAAAACAACTGATATTGATGAAATTATATTGGTTGGGGGGACAACAAGAATTCCCGCAATTCAAGAGGCGGTTAAAAACTTCTTCGGTAAAGAACCTTCAAAAGGGGTTAATCCTGATGAGGTTGTTGCGTTAGGTGCGGCAATTCAAGGAGGTGTATTGGCTGGAGATGTTAAAGATGTCTTGTTATTAGACGTTACACCACTTTCATTAGGTATTGAGACTATGGGTGGGGTGTTTACTAAGTTAATTGAATCTAACACAACAATCCCAACTAAAAAATCTCAGGTATTCTCAACAGCAGTTGACAATCAACCAAGTGTTGATATTCATGTATTACAAGGTGAAAGAGCGATGGCCAAAGACAATAAAACTATTGGTAGATTCCAATTGACCGATATTCCACCATCACAAAGAGGAGTCCCTCAAATTGAAGTGACTTTTGACATTGACGCTAATGGTATTATTAATGTATCGGCAGTTGATAAAGGAACAAATAAAGTTCAATCAATTAGAATTGAGTCTTCATCAGGTTTATCCAAAGAAGAAATTGATAAAATGAAGGCAGATGCCGAAGCAAATGCTGAATCAGACCAAAAGGCGAGAGAAGAAGTTGAATTAATTAACAAAGCGGATTCTACAGTATTTCAATCTGAAAGGTCTTTAAAAGACTTAGAGGAAAAAATATCAGAAACTGATAAGAATGAATTAACAGAACTTATCAGTAGTTTAAAAGAATCTGTAGATAAAAAAGAGTTAACTATTTTGGAATCTAAAATGGAAACATTAAACAATAAATTCCAATCAGTTTCTCAAAACTTGTATGAGAATTCTAATAATGAATCAACCAACGAATCAACAAATGATACTGATTTTTCAGATGTAGAATTTGAAGAAGTCAAGTAATTGTTAATAACTCCCGTGAAAAAAATCTCAGGCCTTTTATGGTTTGAGATTTTTTGTGTATATTTGTGATATGAAAAACAAACTACCATACGAAACAACAGGACGAGCAATTAAAGGATATACTGAATCTGCAATTGCTAAAGGTGAGACAAATGATTGTGTTGTAAGAGCATTTGCATCTTCATTTGAGATTTCTTATGATTACGCTCACAAGTTTGTTGCTGAGGAGTTTAAAAGACAACCAAGAAGAGGTACTTTTTTCACGGCATCTAAGATGGTTAAGTTGTCAGAATGTAATATCAAAGTAAATGGTAAAAAAGTTTGTCCTGTTGGGACACCCACAAAAAATCCTTTACTCCCTCATTCATTATCTTATCCTGTTAAAGTAAAAGTTACTGGTACTGATAAACTATATAAAATTGTTAACAGACAAATGACCGTAGGAACTTTTGTTAAAAAGAATCCAAAAGGAACATTCTTTGTATTGGTTAAAGGTCATGCCTTTACAATCAAAGATGGTGTCGTAATTGGTAATCCTGAAGATGCGGTTAAAGCGAGACGACCAATGAGAGCGGCGTTTGAAATTAAATAAGATATGAAAGTAAGTTTTGATTTTGATGGGACATTATCCCGAAAAGATGTTCAGGACTTTGCCAAAGAATTGATTGGTAAAGGAATTGATGTATGGATTGTTACCTCAAGGATTTCAACGGAACCCGCATTAGAAAAAGGGTGGTATTGGATTGAAAAACAAAATGATGAGTTATACAAAGTTGCTGAGTCGGTAGGTGTAGTAAAAGATAAAATTGTCTTTACAGAACACATAGATAAAATTGTTTTTCTAAAAGATAAAGGGTTTGAATTTCATTTAGATGACGATGAACATGAGTTAATTTTAATAATGCAAAGTAAAGATTCTTGTGTTCCACTTAATGTTGGTCACTTTTCTTGGAAAGAAAATTGTTTAGAGGTGTTAAATAAATAAGTTATGAAAGTATTATTTTTAGACCACGATGGAGTTATTTGTTTGTCAAATAATTGGGGTGGTCGTTATAAAAAGAAAGGGTTTGATAGCAACCCTGAAACACCAATGGATATCCGAATGGATAATTTTGATGTGAAGGCGGTTAAAATTCTTAAAGAAATTATTGATGAAACAGGGTGTGAACTTGTTATATCATCTGATTGGAAATTACACGGGACTTTAGACCAAATGAAAGAAATGTACATCACTCGTGGTATTAAACCTCCTATTGATTACACTCCCAATATGAAAGACTTTGATGAGACTGGCCACGCTATGTTACATTGGAAGGGATTTAGTGAAAGTATCCGTGTTTATGAGGTCAATGAATACTTAAAGAATCATCCTGAAGTAACTCATTGGGTTGCGGTTGATGACCTGAATTTGTCATCACTTGAGAATTTTGTAAGAACAACCAAACCTTATAATGAGGGAATTAAACAGTCAGGTGTTAAGGATAAAATCCTGAAATATCTGAAATAAAAAAGGGGATGGTAGCGAACCTCCCCTTTAGTTGTTACCATAACGATAACGGTCCTAAAAGTCCTCTGTAAAGAGGATTATTTTTCTTTTACTAACTGTAAACATCTTTTTAAATATTCTTTGGCTCTTGACGATGGGTCAGGATGAGAAAGAACTTTTTCAATATCTTTCACTAATTCTTCACCGTGTTCATTTTCTTTATAAAGCTCAAGTACTTTATCCATGGCACTGTGACAATTACCTGTTGTCTCATCTAAATAATTTTTACCACGAAATGTGTTAAGATGATTCATTAAATCGTAAGATAAATGTTCACCAGCATCTGTAACATCAGGGTGTAATCTTATGGTTCTTAAAATATCCAAAGCGTCTACCATACCTCTAATACCACCACTTCTTTTATACAACTTTGAAGTGTAGTTTTTAAACCCATCATTTAAACCGACAATTTCATCCAAACTAACTGTGTTAGTTGTAAGGCATCTTTGTTTTCCTTCATTAGGTTCTTGAGTTGAGTCTGACTCAAGAATATGCTGTCTAATTGCTTTACGAAGTTTATTTTCGTCAATTATGTATTTTTTCATACTAAATGTTATTTATATAGATAAATATTAATATAAATCAAAATAACTCAACATTTGGTTTATATTAATATTCGTAATTTTTTATTACATAAATGTTAAATTAACATATATGGACGATGATGAATCGAATCAAGACGTGGAGACAAATATTTTTGGGGAATCTTTCAATAAAGTTCCTTATGTTAGCAATGTTCTTCAATCCATTTGGATTCGATGCGGTTCAATATTATCTGATTGTTACGACAGGGAGTTTATTTTATGCAAATTTAATTTTGTATTGCGTATCGGGACTATTTTTTGGTCTTTATTTCTTATTTCGGAAATACTCTAAATAATAATCATTCATCACTATCCGATTTTTCTTCAGGTGCTGGTATTTGGGTTAAAACCCAAATATCAAAAATCAATAAATAAATCCACCAAGTTAATGATGAAACATCATATTTCTCAGGATATAAACTTGTTTGTAAAAACAATAGTAATAGTTTTAAAACTATAAAAATTCTAAAAAATAAGATTAATGCCGCTAGTAAAGGGGAGTACTTCATAGGTTAAATTCAAATCGGGTTTTCATTGAGTCAATAATATTATCAGGAACATTGTGTACATTCTTACCACCGTGTCTATTTTCCACAATTATTGTAAAAACTTTATACCCAAATTCTTTAGCAATGTTGAAATAATATTCCATCTCCCATTCTTGGGTGAATGTATTTGACACGGCAATTTTTGGAATAGATGATTCCATGGCGTATTTTACATTATCTTGACAATCTTTATGAGCGTCTTTGATTTTTGTAAAATCAAATTTGTATTCACCATTTTCATCAATAAAATATTGGTCCGCCTCAAATACGTTTGAGGTTAATTGTCTTGCAAAAGTTGATTTACCTGAACCTGGTACTCCCCTAACGATATATAAAACTTTTTCATTCATAACACAAATATAGGGATATTTATTTAAATAAAAAAGAAGTTATGAAAAATTTAGATTTATTAATAGAATCAGTTTTACGTGAATATAAAAACCCACCTATGAAATTAAAAAGAGGTGTTGACGTTTCTCCTGAGTTAAAATATCATTTAGAAAATAAAGTTAGTTTAAGTGAAAACGTTTTTAGAATATATTCATCAAAATATTTTGATTTGATTAATGAAGCTAGAGAACTTTATAATCAAAATTTGTTATCATTAAACGAAAATGATATATGGTTAGTTGAATCTGATTTAGGAAAAAAAGTTATCCTTGAAAATGGGGATGAGGTTTATTTGGACGCACCTATTTATGAAAATGACCTTGAGGATGTTTTAAATGAAGCGATACACCGTGGTAAAAAAGTTAAATTAGGTAGTCCATTTAGAACACCTGGCGGACCAAAAAAATTCGCAGTTTATGTTAAAACCCCAAAAGGTACAGTAAAAAAAGTTACATTTGGGGACCCAAATTTAAGAATTAAAAATGCTAGTAAAGGCAGGGCAAAATCATTTAGAGCGAGACACAAATGTGACCAAAAGAAAGATAGAACAACTGCTGGATATTGGTCTTGTAATGTGTCAAGATATAGAAAAAAATTAGGTTTAAAATCGTCAAGAAGCTGGTAATATGAACAAACGTTTAAACGTGTTAAATGAAAATAAAGTCAAAGAATTTTTCAATAAACACAAAGAATCAATAAAAAAAACATTCTTAGAAGAACTTAAAAATTCAAGTGATGATGCTAAATCAGCATATTCTAATTTAATTAAATTGGTTAATAGTGGGGAATCAATTAGTGAAGAAGAACGTGAAAAAATTGGTAATGAACTTAAGAGTGTATTTAAAAGAACTTTAACTAAATTAGGTATGGCGGGTATATTTTTGTTACCTGGTGGTACTATATTTTTAATATTAATGAAACTATTTAAAAAGAAAAAATCAAAAGTTAATGATTTACCATTTGACGAAATAAATGAGGGTAATAAAAAAATCCGTGTGTTTAGTGAAAATACCGAATCTGATGAATTAAAATGGCACAGAGATAGAGAGGATAGATTAGTCACAGTCCTTGAAGGTCAAGGATGGGAAATACAAATGGATAACGAATTACCAAAAAGTCTTACAAAAGGCCAAAAATATATAATACCTGAAGGTGTATATCACAGAATAATTAAAGGACAAGGTAATTTAAAAGTATCCATAGAATTTATTTAGAAAACCTTTTTAACGCATTCTCAGTGATAAAAACATATTGGGATTCTCTAAACTCAGATAAAGTCCTTGAATTAGTGTAGGACATTGCTGATTTAAGATAATCCTCAAAGTTTTCAACCCAAGAACTTAATTTATATTCAACCTTATTAAATTTAGATATCCCTTCAGAAGTTTTTAATACTGGTCTATTCCATTTTCTTTGAACTTCTTTGGTTGACATACCCCTAAAATTTTTATACATGTGTTTTCTAAGGTACGGACACTTATCCCAAATTTTAACTGAAGTTTTATAACTGATTGGGATTTTTTTGAATAGTTTAGTTTGAGAACAAGACTCTAAAGTTTGATTTAATAATCCTCCTAACATAACATAATCGGCACCTAACATAATCGCTTTAATTATGTCATCGTAATTCCTAAACCCACCATCGGCAACTATGTTTGTAGTGTAATTAGATAATTGTTTAATCCAAAAACATTCACTTATTAATGATGCCATCGGATAATGAACACCTGTATTTGCTGAGGTTAAACAACCACTACCACCACCAATGCCAACTCTAACATAATCAACACCAATCTCACAAAAACGTTTAAATGTTTCAGGATTAGCAATATTCCCAACCATAAGTTTGTGAGAATCGGTCGGTCTCATTTCAATAAACCTTTTAGATAAAGTGTGGATTTTTTCCATATGACCATTTGCAATGTCCACCAAAATATTTTTTGGTTCGGTCTTTTCAGGTAATAACTCTAAGTACCACTCAAATTCATCCAAAGACAGTGAAAAAAACGAATTAGTGTCAACACTTTTAACACCTCTAGGTAAACAAACAACTAAATTATTTTTAGTAAAAATTTCTTGATTATCGTAATCAATTACAGTATCCATTGGGGAAACAATAATTGGTAATTTATTGTTTTCATCTTTAACATTAATCTCACTTCTTGAATTTATTGATGAAATTGATTCTGGAATAATTGTAATGTCTTTAAAATCAAATTTTTGTTCCATATTAGTTTTTTGTTTCTTCGTTTTTAATTGAGTCAATCATAGTTGTTATACGTTTAATTGATTTTTCTTTTAATGGTAATGGCGCTCCATCTTCATCAATATACACAAATTTAGTGTGAGTTTTTAATACAATATATTGTTTTCCTGTTCTAACATTATGCGCTCTGGCCTCAATATATAAAGTCACAGATGTGGTTCCAATAGATGATGGCCACCCAAATATTTTTAATAACTGACCTTCTTTTGACGGTTTTTCAAAAACGCATTTATCTATAGATACTGTAACCATTCTAGGGGTGTCACATAATTGCATTGCGTAGGCCACAGCAGATGCATCTAACCACGCCAAAAGTTTCCCACCAAACAAATTTCCGTGAAATCCTAAATCAGATTTTTTAATAGGGTGGGTGTTTAATAATTCCATTTCTAAATTTTTAACCATTTATTATCGCTATTTAACTTAAAACTCCCTACGTATTTTTTATTCCATTCGTTAGGACCAATTAATGATAAGAAAACACTTTCATCATTTCCATAGTAAAGGTGATATATTTCACCAACAACTGGCTCAAAAGTAAATTTAGAGTTATAAATCATCTCGTTCCATAAAAATTCCTCCATTAATAAATCATAGTCTTTTTTCATTTCCTCAAATTTTGATTTAAACTGATGATTTACTTTTTGTAATTTAGATGCCTTCCATCCGTCAACATTTTCTATACTAATACTTGGGGCCCCCACATTAGAACCATAGGGTAATAAACCTGGATTATCGGCAACATTGTCAGGTTTTTTATTTTTTCGTATATTTATTATTTCCATAAAGTAAAAATAAAACATATTTATTAGTATATAAAGAGTCTCCCATGCAAGAACACGGTTATAGAATTGAATTCATTAGTAGATTACTGAAAAGAAAAGTGTTTCAGTATTCAGGTGATTTTTATCAATTCCCTAACCCAAGAAAAGAAGGTATTACATATGAATTCAAATACCGAGTTAAAAAAGTTAACGACATCAAAATGATGATTCATACTGGTGATTGGAAACCTGTCATATTTTTGGAGGTTGAGCTTTTTGATTTTGATGATGAAATGGATTATACTTTTAAAAATCTTTTAAAGGCATTAAGGGGTTCTGATAATGTGGAAGGACTTTTAGATATTGTTGCAAAACCCACATTATGGGAAATAAAAGGAGAAATCAGGGAATATTTGATGTCTGCAATAGGGTTTGAGGGGACTATCGCGGTTACTAAAACCGACATACAATTCAAAGAAACCGAGAGTATTAATGAAACTAAGGCACACAGATTACCAATTCAAAAAATGATTAAAGACGTTGTTTCTATATTAAAGAAAAATCAAGAGGGTGAATTTTATTTACCTGAAGATATTAATGATGAAATGGTATATAATTTTACGAATGTTAAAGATATTTCAGTTGAGTTAACCGTTAGAAAAGATGACGACATAAAAAGATTTGCAGTTAATGGAAATTATGTTAAAGACCAAGATGTTATTGAAGTTTTAGTTGTTGTTAATCCTGATGAAAATATTAATAAATTACTTTACGATATTATTGGCGAACTAAATGATTTGTTTGCTCACGAATTAGAACACTACAGACAATATAAATCGGGAGAGTTTGAGTTAGGGGGTAATGCGGATATTGAAGACCCATTAGAATATTACACAAGACCTGAAGAAATTAAAGCACAATTAAAAGGGTTTAAACGATTATCAAAAATTCGTAGGATACCTTTAAATGCAACAATTAGAAATTGGTTTGAAACTCATGAAGATATTCACCATTTAAATAATAAAGATAAGGAAAAAGTGATAAACACTTTGTTACAAAACGCTTAATTTTGTAATTTACTAATTAGTTTCTTAAAAAATTCACTTAAAACTTTACCTGATAAAGTAATTAATTTTGACATCCCGATTGACGAAACAAATAACATAGTATCGTCATACGTAACTTGACCTGTTTGTACTAAGTTTATAATTGGACCTAGTGATGGTATCATAAAGGCGTAAGATAACATTGTCACCATACTACCAACATTAATATCAATTGATTTTAAAAATGAAATAAAAGTTTTCTTTAAATTTTTAGATTTATTAAGTGCGATTTTAAATACATCAAACAAACCTTTTTCTTTAATTTTATCAATAATATCACCAATAAAAGTTCTATTATTCATAAAAATAGTTCCTACAATACCTAATAAAATTAATGTCGTATCTCTATCACTTAATTCAGGATACTCGCCTGATAAAAAATCATTAACTGGTTTCATAAAACCACCAATACCCGCTCCCCAAGTAATTAAAAATCCAAGATTGTTTGAAAACTCATCTTTAGAAAATTCTGTAATTCGTTTAAAAAGATTATAGCTTTGTTTCACATCATCTTCTATTTCGTTATTAAGAGACTCAACAATAAGTTTTCTTTTTTGTTCTTCAGTAATTAAAATTGTGGTTTTCATATTAATATAAATATCTTGTTATATTTATTAATAAATATTTTATATCATGTTTAAACCAAAATTACAAGAAAAGGATAGAATTAGATTATTAAATATGGAAGGTGAAACCAATCCTTACCCTGGTTGTTATGGTGTAGTTAGAGGTGTATTTAGAGACCCTGACGATGGTTCTGAAGCTTACTATGTTAATTGGGATGATGGTGATAAAGAAAATATTGGTAACATCATATCAACCAATAATCTATTCTCAACTACAGACAGATGGATGTTAATTAACAGAGCAAAATCCCCAATTGAAGAGAAATGGTCTCAAAAATATAAAAAAAGTATTGATTGTAAAAACCCAAAAGGGTTCTCTCAAAAAGCTCATTGTCAAGGAAGAAAAAAAAGAAAGGTAAATGAAGACCGTGATATGGATACCTTTATTAAAAATGCCGATGTCGTTAAATACTTTAAAATGAATAATAAAAATTACCTCTTGGAATTAGTTAGATTTTTAAAATTAATTAAAAAGTCGGGTATAGTTAATATGTTTGGAGCTTCTCCGTTCTTATATATGGGTAGAGATTATATTGATAGACACTATGGTGATGGAACGATAGGCGACGATGAAGCGTTTGAGGAAGTATTAGATATGGCAGATGATGCTAGAAATATAATGATTATGGTCACAATGAATCTAATTGAAGATAAGTACAAAATTGATTCAGAAAAATTAGGTGATGATGAAGACGAGGATTCTATGGAACAAAGTAAAATATTAAGATTGGCTAATAGACATATTAAAGATTTGGCAAGTAGAGTATTAAGAATCTATATGACAAGTTTTTAATTGTTATGGTATTGTGAGAAAAACAGGATTTTGTTCACCAGCATATAAACCAAGAATATTAAAATCGTAAAACTCAATGGCCTCAATCTCATCCATTCCGTCCCTTTCAACTAAAACATCAATTATTTTACTTTTAGAATAAAGAATACGAGGACCGTTACCAAACTCCTCAACAATACCAATAATCGCACTTTCAAGACCATCCAACATAACAGCACCTTCAGCGAAAAATTCCAAATCCTTATCCATATTTTAATGATAAATTTAATATTGTTGTTAATCAACATATTTATAAATAAAAAAATTATGAACGCTTATTTTTTCAATATTACAAACGAGGAAAGAAATAACATATTAGACAAGCATAAAGAAATTTATGACGGATATGTGACTCAATATTCAAAACCAAATGAACAACCATTATATACCCAAGATTTTGCAAATGATAAAAACGGTATTACCGTTAATAATAGAGGTGAAGTTGGTGAGTATAGAAATATGAATATCAATGAAATGAAATATGATGGTAAAGATACTGGATTGTTTTCCGATGAAGCAACTGAGGACGTTTATTCAGGGTCTCACGGATTTGAACCTGAAGAAACATTTGAAGAGTTAGATGAAATGCAACTAGATACAATTGGTGATGGACCCATGGATTTAGAACACGGAACTGTTGACTTTAATGAGGAAGTATGTTCAATTTGTGGAATGATTGACTGTGAATGTGACCACCACGACGATAGTATCTTTGATGAACTTGACGACGATATGGTTGAACCATTACAAGAACAATTAAATAGAACTATTGACATGTTCAATAGATTTAAGAAATATTGAAATGGAAATTAAGGAATTAGTGTCGTTTTACATTAATGAATCATCGCAAACATTAGACGTAACTTTTAGAACTTTATTAGATACTGACGATGAAATTAGAACTGACCAAATAAATTTTAGTGAAATTAAAAATTTTGGTTATGATGTTTTACTTAATAGGATTGATGAATTTGAAGACTTGTTAGATGAGGACGAATTTGAATATGATGATTTTGACGAACTTTTTGAAGATGATGAATTAGAAGATGACGTAATTTCGTTTTTAAATGAATATTACTTAATAAATTCAGGTAACTTGCCTAAGGCCGAATTTTTTTAAAAATATGAAAAATAGAATTAACATTAATGAAAGGGAATTAAAAACCTCAATTAGAAAGGTTTTAAATGAACAACTTTTAAACAAATCGGTGGAATCAAAATTGTTCCCTAATGTCATTGATAAAATGAAAAGAATGAATGATGGGGTTTATAAAGATTTTGATAAGTCTTACGATTACAAATTAGAGAATATGAAGTGGTTCTTTAAAAGAAAAACAGATAAATCAAACAATTGGGTTAGTTTAGAGAAATACCCCGTAGCATTAAAAAAATTATACGGACAATTATCATCAACTTTAAATAAGAAATATCAAAAAGCGAATAACCAAAAATTCATTATGGGGTTCCAATTATGGATGAATAAAAATAAACCCAATTGGTTTAAAGGTGGTAAGTTACCTAACAATTATCTAGGGACATATGGTCCTGAAACAAAAAATGCGATGAAAACTTACAAACAATCTTATGTGAGTGCTCTAAAACAAGAAACTAAAAAAAGTGGGACACTTTGGGATGATGTGAAAAACTTAGCATCTGTTGCGGGTGTTGCGTTAGATGCGTTTTTAACTTTTACGTCCCCAGCATACTCTGGTGTTAAAACAGCGGGAAATGCGGCGGTCAGAGGAGTTAAAAAGTTTTTAAGAAAACAATTTCCAAATGTTATTCAGTTATTTTATTCAAGGGATTTAGACGAGTCCGACTTTAAACCTGACCAATTGGCGGTCATTAAAACTGCGGTTAATAATGCGGTTAAAAGAACTGGTAAAACTAAATTAGGTGCTACCGAATATGTTGATTATGGTAAAGAAAATGCCGATAAATGGTTCGGACCTGGTGGTGTAAAATCTGTAGATATGGTTTTGAATACTTTAAATAGTAATCCTATATTTATGATAGCAACAACTTTAGGTAGATTTACTTATAAAATTGAAAATGGTAAACTAAAAGTAACCGACATTTATGACTTTAGTCCTATTCCTGATGCTAAAACAAATTTAAAGGAACTTGAAAACTTAACATATCCGCAAAAAATATTAAAAATAAAAAATGAAAACCCGAAGGCTGGGTGGTACGCTTGTATTAGACATTTGGCTTACTTAGAACATCCTGACACCAATGTTAATAATAAACCAAAAGTAAATATTACTATAGATTATCCTCAAAATGTTGCGTAATTGAAAAAATCCATTATCTTTGTAATAATAAAAAGACAAAGAGATGAAATTCATAAAATCAATTTATTGGGGTAGTGTTATTTTTTGGTTAGTCGTTTTTTCAGTTATTTTACTTTGTGGTAACGAATCTTACGTTGTTAGTCCGTACCTTTTAAAAGGATATTCATACGATTCATATCTTGATTTGTTCGCGACTTTGTTTTTAAAAGATAATAATCTGACTTTATTTGAAAAATGCTGTGATATCATCAACTACATTGGTAGAAATTACGGGTATTCATATCAAGACATTAATATTATTATATTTGTTATTATATCTCCATTACTGATGTTAAATTTAATAGTAATTTCAGTGTCTCAATTTTTCTTCATACTATCTAAAAAATAGTTTTTAAAACCACCCCCTCAATTAGGGGGTTTTTTATTTCCATTAATATTTATAACTATGAGAAGTGAAATTGACAATATAATCTCAGTTATGAATATGGTTATTAATAAATCATATGACACAGAATTAAGTGAACAAGATACCACTACGGCGGGCGGAGGAGATACTGGTGGAGATACAAAACCAGATTATCCGACAGTGACAAAATGGGAATCAGGTGTTGCTAGAGGACCTGCCAATCAAATAGCGATAGTTAAATGGGCGGACATTGTAAAAGTTAACAGAGGTAAAGCTAATACTTTATTGTAAAATTTACTTTTTTATATTATAAACTATTTATAAGATAAAATAAGATATGAAGAAACTGTTGATTACAGAATCGGAAAAAGACAATATATTAGGTTTATACAATATAACCGCAACTAATAACATTAGTGAGGAAATTGTTATTACCGATTGGTTATCTCCCGATGAAAAATACATCATATTTTTGGATGAGTTATATGACATTGAAAACAAAACCAAACTTGGGAATATATGGGAAGACTTTAATAATTTAAAAACTTTCTTATCACACTCATTTGCTGTGTCAACTTTACCCAAACAAATAAAGGAAGAGGCAGAATTAATCCTAAGTAGTAAACTTATAACCGAAAGTACAAAAAACATTTCACATTTAAAATCAGATTTCAAGGTCCTGTTAAATGAAGGATTATGGAGTAGTTTTAAAAATTGGGCTTACGAAACAGGTAAATCCACTATTGACGGATTTAAAGAATTCGCTAAAAAAAGTGTTAAAGGTATTGGTGATATTGTTGATAAAATATCTAAGGGTGAATGGAAAGAAGTTTTTTCATTATTAGGGAAAGGAGTTTTATGGTTGGCGAGAAAACTAAGAAGTGCATTGTATCATCCTGTCGGGTTGATTCTTGACGCTATTTTAGTTGCGACAGGAATTGGTAAAGCGGTTCAGTGGATTCCTTGGGCAATAATAGTTGCTTTAGATGTGTATGAAATGGTTACAGGTAATTATGAGGAAAACTTACCTACTTGGCAAAGATTATTATTCTTAGGAGTTGATATCTTAGGTTTAGTTTTTGCGGGGGCAGTAGCTAAATCAGGAAGAGTGGCCCTTGAAGGTGCTGTTAGAGGGGTTAAAACCGCTGAAGAGTTGGGAGTGGTTGCGGCTAAAAACTCAACCGTAAAAAACTTGTTAACTAAAATTGGTGGTGCCGTTGAAAAAGTCCCTGGTCTTTTAGAAAGAGCCGTTAATTGGTTAAAAACTAAATTCCCTATGGGTGCTAAATTTATTGGTGGTATCTTAAGTAAAATTGGTAAATTTTTAAAAGGGATATCTAATTTTATTTCTAAGGCGTTACATACAATTGCACCTGGAACTGGTAAATTGGCAAGAGGGTCAAGAGCTGCGATTGGAACAACCGCTTTAGTTGGTGGTATTGGAACTTATAGTGGGTATAAACAAGAAAAAGGTGAGATGGAATTGGCATCCGCACTAACAGACTCAGATGTGAAGTCGGTATATAATATAAATAAAATATAAATATTATGAGTGAAGATTTATTAAAAAGACAATTATTGTTAATGAAATACGATATGAGTACAACATTAACTGAAAATTTAGAAAGTGTTGAATCCGTAATTTCAGAACAAGGTGTTATAAAAGATATTGTTAGAGGTGGTGGAGTTGCGGCTCGTGAACTTGAGGGTGTGCTTAAAACTATGATGAAAGATAGTAAAGTCGCTAATGAACTTAAAAATGTGACTTTAACTGATGCTAAAGGAATGAGGACGGGAGTTAGAACCGCTGAAGAACTTGCAAGTGCGATTAAATTAGGTAAACTAAATAGTTTTCTAAAAGGTGAACTTGAGTTAGCTATATTAAAATCAAGAACAACTAATAAATCATTAATTGATGCTGCAGCTAGTAACTTAGCAAGAAACAAAAGTTTTATAAACAAATATTCATCATCATTAGCTAAAGGTCAAGTTGAGTACGAAAAAGCGTTAAAGGCCGCTGGATATAGCGAAGAGGCGATAACTTCAATTGTTAAACAAACTGAAAACATTGGAGGTAAAATAAAAACAGGTGAAGATATCCTTAAAACATCAGGTAAAGACGTTCAAGCAGGTAAAAATATAAAATCTGAAAAAGATTTATTTAGTTTAAATACTCAAAAAGGTAAATGGGAAGGTTTTAAAAAATTGGCCCGAATGAAAGGGTTGAAAGTACTTGAATACGCTAAAAGACTTGGTTGGAAAAAGGTAATTATGTATGGTGCAGCAGGATGGTTGGCGATATATCTTTGGAGAAACTGGTTTTCCGCAAAACCTAAGATATGGAGTCAATGTTTAATTGATTTTGTTGGATACAACAATTTTTCAAAGGCGGTTCAGATTAAACCAGGTATTTTATCTGTTAAAGGTAAAACAGGTTTACAATCGTTAGACATGAACGGATATACTTATTTTAGAAATGATGGAACCGCAAAAAATGGTCAATTTGAAGGTACTTGGGAATGTGATGGTGAAAAATTAGTATTAGAATTTGATGGTCAAGAATATTATCCTGTTAAAGGTTCAGTAACACCTGTAGTCACAGATGGTGGAGGTGGAGGTTCTAACACAGATGGTGGTGGAGGAACAACCCAACCAACATACAGAGCTTGTAGTGGAACATATAATAAAGGATGTAAATCTGAAGTAATTAGAAAAGTACAAGGTTGTTTAGGTGTTAAAATGGACGGTTTATTTGGACCTAAAACAGAAGCGGCTGTTCAGTCTAAACTTGGTAAATTGATTTTTAGTGATTCTGATGTTGATGGAATTTGTGGTATTGCACAAAATGTAACAACCACAACTACAACTGTTAAACCTATTTCAGAACCAACAACAATAGAACCTGAATCAGTTAATGTTAAAGATTTTTTAGCAGGGATTTAAATAAAATAAAATTAATATAAAATACGATGTTATTAAAAGAAGACCAAAATACAGGATTAACAAATTTAAAAGAAATCAAAGCGAAAAAATGTGTAACCGATGATTTTAAGTTTGTAACTAACCCTATTAATAATAAAGTTGCTTTATACAAGAAAACTGAAAAAGGGAATTGGATTTTTGTTTATGAAGATTTAACTATTGAGGCAATTAATCCATCTACTAAAGAAACATTGAAGACGGGTAAAATATCTTGCGAAGGGTTTAAGTCGGTAGAACAAAAAAAATCTGACGAAGAAAAACTTAAATCTGACGAAGAAAAACTTAAAATAACTGCAGACAATAAAGTTGTAGAGGACGTTTTAAATAAAGCTGGATATACTTTAGTTGCTCCTGAGATTACTGACGGTAGATATGACAAAAGAATGGACATTAGACTACTGATGGGTGGTAAGTATAAAGATTATTATAAAGATTTAGGTGGGACAGGTGGTCCTATTTACGCATATCCAATGGAAGATGAAACACCTGAAAACTATTCATTAAAGGATAGAATCACACGTAGACCGACAGATGATTCCGAAATTACAGGTAAGATTGATAGTAAATCAGCTAAAAAACTTCTTAAAAGAGTAAAGAGTGGTGAGACATCTAAAAAAGATTGTAGAAGTATGATTAAAACTTTAGATTATCTAAGAAAAACTAACGCACAAGTTGATGATGCCGAATTAATGTCATTAAAACGTGGAGTTTTTGCTTGTTATGAACAAGGTGAAAAATTTATTGAGGGTACGTTAGGTGTTGGTGATGAAATGAAAAATATAATAGGTGATACAAGTAAGTATGGTATTAATGAATTTTTAACTAATAAAATGAATATGAAAGAATCAACAAGCATTAAAAGTGTAATTAAAGAAAATTTAATTAAAAAATCAATTGAGAAAAAAAATATTCTTATTAGTGAAACTACGGTAATTAAAAATAGATACGAAGTATTAACTGAAGGTAAAAGTATTAAAACTGAAAAAGAAATTAGAGAATTTGTTAATGAACTAATTAAAGAAACTGCCGAGTTAAATTCATTAGGGTATAGACCTGAATTAATCCAAGAAGGGTTATTTGACATGGTTAAAGGTTTATTCGGTAACGCATCTGAAAGCATCTTCAGTTACTTCAAAGAGCAATTTGCAACTTGGATTGTTGAGAAATTTACACCAATAGAATCTGATAGTTGGTTAGGGTCAATAATTATAACGGCAATAGGTAACGTTCCGATAAGTGAATTACCAAAATTAACTAATTGTAGTTTTGTTAGTAATATCATATCAAAATCAATTGTTGAGGGTACCACTAAGAAAATACAAGCTGAAAGAGGATTTGAGGGTGCGGGTTATGATATTTTACGTAACGCATTAATTGAGATGGCTGAAGACAGTTCATTTGGTCAAAAAGTTGAACAAAAAGTTAGTGAATTTATTTGTCCTTTATTGGGTGGTATTGGTCAGAAATTAGGTTCTGCAGCATCAACTATCAAACAAAAAGTGATGGCATAAAAATCTTTTAGATTTGTCTAAAAGGCTTAACATTTTAAAAGAAAGGAGAGCAAATCTAGCAAAAAGGTGTCGTTTGACACCTTTTTGTTTTAACTATAAGATTTTTTAAACTCATTCCAAATCTCTGAAATAGATGGATTAATAACTTCTGAAAATAATGAAGGTTCAAAAGGACGATTAATCAATTTCATACCAGCCTCTTCGGGTGTTTTATTATCTTTTATTCTATTACAGTTTTTACAACAAGTTGTTAGATTTAACCAAGTATTTCCACCACCCCTTGATTTAGGTAAAATATGGTCAATAGTAAGATTTTTAGATATCCCACAGTACGAACATTTAAAACCATCCCGTTTAAAAATACGTTGTCTATTAATTTTTAAAGGTTTAACTCTAAATCTAACGTAATTCAATAAACGTATGATAAGGGGTCTAACGTATTTTTTATGTCCTGATGTTATAGGGTTATCACCTGACTTTAAAACTTCCGCTTTACCTTTATCCACTAATGTAAACCCCCTAATTAATGTCGTAACATTTATTGGGGTGTAATCAGAATTTAATACTAATACTTTATCCATTGCTCATAACATTATAAGAAAATTAAATAACATTCAAGAGTAAAAAACGATTATACGTAAAATACACTATTATTTTTTTTTGGTTATATTTATTTAATATGAATATAGTTGATAAAGTTGAATATTACAACAAAGTAAAAAGATTAAATGATAGATATTGGGATAAATCTAAACATTTTAGATGGAAATATAGTGAGATTGTTGTTAATGAGTTAAAAAAAATAAATCCTAAGACCGCAATAGAGATGGGTACTAATAGAATGTCTTTAATGGGTTTTAGTGATACTATAGCGTTAGAAATTGACACAGTTGACCCTGATAATATAAAAAATAAAAATTATATTTTTGACGCAACAAAAACTCCTTGGGATATACCTGATAAAGAATACGATGTATTTGTTGCTTTACAAGTTTTAGAACATTTAAGTCCTAGTCAAAAATTAGTTTTTGATGAAATAAAAAGAATATCAAAATATTGTATCATTTCATTACCCTATAAATGGGATTGCCCTGACGATATTGAACATCACATGATTGATGATGAAATAATTAAAGAATGGACTATGGGTCACACTCCGTATCATTCAGAAATAATATCTGAACGAATAATACTTTGTTATAAATTTTAATATGGAGAAACTTAAATGTGTAATCAACAGAGATAGTGATGTTGGTACATTTTTACATGTAAAGACAATGGTTGAAGAATTATATTCTGATAATTCTAAATACCATAATTGTCTGGTTATATTAGGATATAATTTAGGTAAAGAGATTAATTTCTATAGAGAAAAATACCCTAATAAAAAAATAATAGTTTACCAATTAGAGCAACTTTTTAATTATAACCCAAATTGGTTTAACCCTAATAGTAATTCAAAACATGTGAAACATAGAACCTCTCACATTAAAAAATGGTTGGATGAATGTGATGAAATATGGGAATATGATTTATCTAATAAGTGGTTTTTAGAAACTCTTGGTTACAATAAAGTAAAATTTGTACCACTTAAATATTCTAAATCTTTAGAAAACATAAAGGTTAATCAAAACCCTAAATACGACATTTTATTTTATGGTGCAATAAATAAAAAACGATTTGAAATTTTAAAAAAAATAAATTCTAAATTTAATTTAGTTGTTATTGGTGACAATTTTGATGTAGATAACGTTGAGTTAAATAATTCGGGAATTAAATTTTTACCTAAAGATTTTTCGGATAAGTTAGATAATATAATTTCAGAAACTAAAATTATTTTAAATTTACATTTTTATGAATCGTCAATACAAGAACAAGTAAGGTTATTTTATTTATTAAATAATAGTAAATGTGTTGTATCGGAACTAAGTAAAAAGAATTATTATGGTGATTTAATCCACGAATTTGAAAATTATGAAACTTTAGAAAAAAAGTTAACTGAATTGTTGACTAACAATAAATGGTTAGATTTTAGTAGAACAATATCTCATAGGTTTAAAACTAAACAATTTAATAATTTAAAAGTTGGGGTTTCATATAATTCCTTTTATAATGTTGACGTATTAAAAAAATCAATTGAATCAATTATTAATGTTGTTGATTACATATGTGTGGTTCATCAGAAAAAAAGTTTTTCGGGTGAAATCGGCTCAATTGAAAATAATATTTTATTACAAGAATTGGTTGATTGTGGTTATATAGATGAATTGGTGTTATATGATGAAGATGTGGTAGATAAGATTATCGGAATGATAGACAAACGAAATGTTGGTTTATCTAAATGTAAAAACGCGAATTGTGATTATATTCTAACTTTAGATAATGATGAATGTTATAATGATAGATATGTTACTGATGAAATAAAATTCATGAATGAGAATGGTATTGACACATTATATTCACCAATCGTGTCATATTATAAAAGTGATAAATATTACTTTGTTGAGGACAAACTTTACGTACCATCAATTTATAAAATTGATGAAAGAAAATATGGTAGACATATAAGTAGTTCAGTTCTTTCTGACCCTGCAAGAAAAATGCCCGAAAAAAAATATTATATTTCTCAAATGTATATGCACCATCTTACTTACTTAGAAAATAATTTTAAAGAAAAACTTAATAGTAAAATTTTATTTTCGGTGGATAATAATAAAAAAAGTTTCTCACATCAAATATTAGAAAATTTAATTAATTGGATACCTGGTAATAAAGGGTTAGTTATTGGTAATAACGATAAAAATGAGAATATTTTGGTATTAAAAGATTTATTAACGTTAAATAAAATGGTTAATGAATTTGATATAAAAAACAATAAAAAGGACATATCAATCATCATCCCAACGTATAATGTTTTAAATTATTTAACCGAATGTTTAGATTCTGTATTAACATCAATTAAAGATTTAAATGTTGAGATATTAGTTGGAATTGATGGGTGCAAAAAAACACTATCTTATATTCAAGACAGTAAATTTGACCCAAGAATTAGATTCTATTACTTTAATCAAAATGTCGGACCTTATATTGTTAAAAATAGTTTATCACTGATTTCAAATTCTGATTATTTAATGTTTTTTGATTCTGATGACATTATGAAAGAAGAACTTGTCCAAGACATCATTCGTTATAAATCAACACATAAGCTAATAAAGCCTATGTATATAGATTTCAACGAAGAAGTTAAAAACATTAATTTGGAAAAATCAAATGCAAACACATATGGTGAAGGTGTTTTTGGAATTGAGAAAAAATTATTTTTAGACATGAATGGTTTTGAGGGGTGGAGATGTGCGGCGGATTCTGACCTAATGAATAGATTATATAAAAATAATGTCAAATTAATCCATACCAAATCTTTAGGGTTTTATAGAAGGGTCCATAAAAATAGTTTAACTCAACATCCCGATACTAATTTATCTTCTCAAATGAGAGGTAAATATTATAATTTAAGTAAAAAAAGAAAAACTTTTGGACCGATAGAAAATTTAGTAACCGAATCTTTTTATGAAATTTTTAATAAAAAGATTATTGATGAAGAGTATGAAAAATTCATAATTAATAAACAAAAAATAGATACTCTATTAACTGACGTTATTAAATTAAATGTTAAACCAAAAAATTCTGATTCCAAAATAAATTATGATTTAATCAATCAAGTTTTAAATAGAACTGATATATACCATCCATCAAAAAATGTGAAACCTGTTAGAGAACATGTGCCAAACGACAGGAATAAACTTATTGAAATTAAAAAGGGTACTTTGGCGGCTCAAAATAGGGAGTTCTTCCCTCAAAAAAGAAAACGTGACGACTCAAATAACCCATTTTCAAGAAAAAACAAATACTAAGTTGAACCGTAACCAAAAAAACGTTACATTTGTAAAAAAAATCTAAAACTATGTATGTAATAATCAAAAGCATTAAAAACAAAAAATCAGGTAAATGGTTACCTGTTATAATTTTAAATTCTGATAATGAAGTTTGGGAGTTTGAATCTGAAAAGGAGGCTGATAAGATGAAAGAGATATTTCAAACAAATTCAGATTCAGGTCACATTTATTCAGTGAAAAAAATATAATTTTAAAGAAATATTGATTAAACGAGGATTTTTCCTATATTTGTAATAGTTATTAAAAAACAATGAAAACATTTGGTAAACATATGATTAATTTTAAACAATCACAGATTGTCATCTCGTGTAACCGCAATTGGTATCCGAGCATGTCATATGGTAGTCCGAAGTGTTTTATAAGTTAAAAAAGATTAACTATGATATAAGCCCTCGGACCACAAGTTCGGGGGTTTTTTGTTCTTTGACATATTGGTATAAAAATTCGGAGGGTATCTGGCTGGATGAAGAGCTCGTCTTGAAAACGAGTAAGACGTGTAATAGGTCTTGTGGGTTCAAGTCCCACACCCTCCTCGCTAAAAAATAAATTATGGGAAAAAAAGAAACTATTAAAATTGTACTTGAGGGGACCTTCAACTCAAGTCAGGAAAATTTAAGAAAAGAAGGGATTAAAATTAAAGTAAAATCAAAACTTTTAAAAAAGATTTTAAAAAAACTCAAAAAGTGAGTTCACTGTCCTGTAGACGAACTGGCAAAGTCACCTCGCTTTGAACGAGGAAATTGGAGGTTCAAATCCTTCCAGGACAACAATAAGGAGAGGTTGCCAAGTTGGTCAAGGCACTGGACTGAAAATCCAGCAATGTGGGTTCGATTCCCACCCTCTCCACATAGAAAATAAAATTTTATGGTAGCTATAGCTCAGTAGGTAGAGCAAAGGATTGTGGTTCCTTGTGCCATGGGTTCGATTCCCATTAGTTACCCACTTTGGTCTCTTGGTGTAACGGACAGCACGAAACACTACGGATGTTTTAGAGAAGGTTCAAATCCTTCAGAGACTTCTACGGAGAATTACCCAAGATGGTTTAAGGGGTCACATTGCTAACGTGATAGGTCTGAAACATGATGCGTGGGTTCGAATCCCACATTCTCCGCTGAGATACCGAGGCTTAGTGGTAAAGAACTATCTCTCATAAGGATGGTCAAGTGGGTTCAATCCCCATACTCGGTACAATATAGGGTAGTTGGCCAATTGGTAGGCCGCCTCATTTGGGATGAGGACATAGTGCAGGTTCGAGTCCTGTCTACCCTACAAAAAATTAATGGTATTGAATAATTTATTTTATTTACGTACTTTGTTAAAAATGTATTGTATGAATCTATCAGAATTAAAATTAAACTATTCATTAGGAGATAATTCTAAAATATTAGAACTTGATGACAAAACCAAAGAAACGTTATTATTAGGGTTACTTAATGAGATGTCTAATGATAAAAATTCCTCATTATTTAGAGAAGGGGTGACATTGGGGATTTTAGGGGTAAAACAAAGTGTTCACAAATTAGGGTACGATTCTGACGAATACCCAATTGAAGTTAAACCAAAGAATTTATCATCAGATTCAACTAAAAAGTTTGACGGTTCAGGTAATTTCAGTGACTTTACATGGAAAAGACACAAAAAATATAAAGATGATAAAGTTAAAATGGTAGTGTCGGGGTTTTTAGATGGTAAATTATTGTTTTTAGTAAGTTTCCAATATAACTCAGTTGATTTTGTAAATGAAATAGAACGGCAATTAACTAAACACTTACCAAACGGTGATGAATTAAATAGATATGTTAGAAGTGTTAAATTTAGTTACTTACACTTTAAAAATTCAGATTCGTTTAGACTTGAATATATTTCACCTATGATTAGTGAATATGAACATAAATTTACAAAACCGTTTTTTAAATCGTTGATTGAATATGGAAATTAAAAACAATATAGTACTTGGTGATGTGTATGATGTTTTAAAAACACTTGATGAAAACATTTTTGATATGGGTGTAACATCCCCACCTTATAATAAACAAAACAATAGAAAAGGTGTCTTGGTTAAGGATATTAAATATTCGGATATTACGGATAATAAAAATGAATCTGAATACCAAATAGAGCAAATTGAAATACTAAACGAATTGTTTCGTGTTATTAAACCTGGAGGTTCGTTCTTTTATAACCATAAAATTAGATGGGATAAAGGAGAAATGTTTCATCCGATGGATTGGTTAAAAAAAACTGATTGGACAGTTAAACAAGAAATAATTTGGGATAGACAAATTGCCGCAAATATTAGAGGTTGGAGATTTTGGCAAGTGGAGGAAAGAATTTATTGGTTGTACAAACCAATAAATAAAAAAGATAATGGTGAGGAATTAAAATCTAAACATGCATTAATGACATCAGTTTGGAGATTACGACCTGAAATGAATAAATCTACGGTATCTAATCATCCCGCACCATTTCCAATTGAAATACCGACAAGATGTATTTACTCAATATTGGATGATAAAGAAGGTTGTGACATTATTGACCCATATATGGGTAGTGGAACTTCAGCGGTTGCATCTAAACTATTAGGGCATAACTATTTTGGGATTGATATATCTGAGGAATATATTATCAACGCCAATAACAGAATTAATAATATAACTGATAAAGAAATATCTGACTTTAACGATGAGGTTGCTAAACATAAAGTAAATAAAACATATAAAGACAGAAAAAAAGAAAAAGAAAATTAGTATAATGTTGCGGTATATACCAAAAAACGGTTATATTTGTTCCAAGAAACTAAAACTGTGATGTGCCCGAGCGGTGTAGGGGCTATCCTGATACGATAGTTTACGGGGGTTCGAATCCCTCCATCACAACAAAATGTCTTCGTAGCTCAGCAGGATTAGAGCACTCCACTTTTAATGGAGGGGTCAAGAGTTCGAATCTCTTCGGGGATACAAAAATAGCTCCTTAGCTTAAAGGAAAAGCGCTTGTTTTACATACAAGATAGTGTAGGTTCGAGTCCTACAGGGGCTACAATACGACTCCATAACTGTTAGGGTCGCAACCGAAGCGGTGAGTGGGTTAACGATGATAATTTGTAGTTGGCACCCGTAGTACTAGTATATGGGTCACTTAGGTCAAAGCATCTTATATGTAGTTAACAAGGTGGGTTCGATTCCCATTGGGGTCACAATAGAGGTATAGGGTTTACCCCTTGAGACGAAGTACAAGTCATGGTCACTGAATGTAAACCAACCTCTAAACAAATTAACAAGGACAGATGCCTGAGTGGTTTAAAGGGGTGGACTGCAAATCCATTATTCGGGGGTTCAAATCCCTCTCTGTCCTCAATGAAATAATTAATTTCATTATTTGCGTCTTTGGTGTAACGGCAAGCATAAGTGACTCCAAATCTCTTGGTCAGGGTTCGAGTCCTTGGAGACGCGCAAAATGACTCAGTAGCTCAATTGGGAGAGCATCACACTGTTAATGTGAACGTTACAGGTTCGAGTCCTGTCTGAGTCGCAATAGGTTGATTGGGGAAGGGTGATACTAATGACACGAGAGTGTATATCGGTCAGTATCATCGGAGTTGGGAGATATACACCAAAGTAATGCCAATCGTAAAATCAGATGTCCACACAACCATCTTCTGATTTCCTAAACTTGGGATGTTATACCGTAGGGGCAGCGGGAACGACTGTAAATCGTTTGTCTTCGGACTCGGGTGGTTCGACTCCATCACATCCCACACATAAAACCTTCAGGTAGGTGGATTGTGTTACACACCCCATTGACGAATGGGACGGTCCTAACAATAAATTGCCCAGACGTACAAGCAACGAATATGGACTAAGTGGGTTAGATTCCCACACCTGGACATTATTTTTTATACCAATTGCAATATTTATTAATATGAAAAAAGTAATTAGGCTAACAGAATCGGATTTAACAAGATTTGTTAAACGAGTAATCAATGAAAGTAAGAAAGACCCATCAAATAAAAAAATTGAATCTGAGTTAAACAAACTTATGGACGATTACGTTGGTGAAGATGAATGGATTGGTGGTCACCGTGAATCCTCAGATAAACCATACGATAGATTTATGGTCAAATTTAAACAATCAGGTGAGGATACTGAAGAAATTGCCGAAGAAGTTATTGAAAAATTAAATGATGTCTTTGAAGGTAGTTTATTTAAACTTGGTAATTGTGGTAAAAACTCTTTTTGGTTTTATAAAAAATAAAAAACCTTGATACTTTTAAAAACTCTGATATATTTAATTAAAAAGACAATGAAAAATTTACTTAACATACTTTTAGACGCGAGAACGGAGGGGGACAAGCCCTTTGTAACGGAGAAGGTATGTTAACTTAAATAATAATATTTTAAGAACCCCTCTCCAAAAAAGAGGGGTTTTTTGTTTTATGTATGTTTATTTTTTATACATTTGTAAAACAAACGGTTCTTTGACATATCGGTGTAAATAAGGTCTCTTAGTATAATGGCTTATTATTCTGGTTTTGTAACCCAGAGATAACGGTTCGAATCCGTTAGAGACCTCAACAATGCCTTCGTGGTGGAATGGTAGACACGTTAGTTTTAGGAACTAATGCTCCAAGAGCGTGTGGGTTCGAATCCCACCGAGGGTACAAAAAAAAGTAAAAAAACATTTGGCAGTCTAAAATAGAATACTTAGATTTGTAATATGAAAGACGGGGGGACAGGGTTGATGATGTGAGTGGGACCTGTCCTCCCAAAAAGAAAAAGTTCTTTGACATATTAGATTGGTAAGATAGCAGATAGACCTATATCAGCAGAATCCCACAGGGAGTTAGAAATAACGAGCAAGACGGAGCCCCTATCAGATTAAAAGGTTGAGGAGGTACTCAAAGTTTTCCGAGAGGTTAACAGGTAAAAACGATGGTTTGGGTAGAACGGATGTTAAAGGCGAGGTATAGGTAGTAAGGATGGGGTGACCCACGAATGAGTAAATCTTAAGGTCTTACCATTTTTAAAATATTGTGTTGTAAATTATTTTAACAGAACAAGGAAAAAATTCTGTAAAGCGTGTGATGAATTGATGTGCTCCGCATCAGAGTGGTAACTGTAAGAGGCAACACTAAGTATTTAACTATGGAGTAATGATACTAACACATGTAATTTACAATTGAGTACAGAGGGAATAAAAAAAATTAAAAAAAGATTTGGCAATTTAAAATGAAACCCATATCTTTGAATAAGTTCTTTGAAAGTAAAAAATGTGGTGGTAAGAAAAGGTGAACTCGTTAAGTTCATAGACCTGTTGACAAATGATGGTGAAACGAGTATAGTTGTCAACTACTGCATCACATTTTTAAAATATTGTGGTGAACAACGCGACCGCAGGAGTTGTACCTTTATGGTTTTGTAATGTGGTTTTTTTGGTCCATTGGTGTAGTGGCAAACATTCATCCCTGTCACGGATGAGCCGCGAGTTCGATTCTCGCATGGACCGCAAAAAAAAACGCTCGGTTCATCTAGGGGTCAGGATACAAGGTTTTCATCCTTGTCACACGAGTTCGAATCTCGTACCGAGTACAAAAATTGTTCTTTGACATAAAATTGTGTTGTTCCCTTGAGAAAGGAATATAAAGGAGTAGGTAGATATTAAAACCACTTAGGCATTATCCTAACAACACAGGGGGATTCTCAACCTCAAATGCTTGGATGGTGGAATTGGTAGACACGCAGCACTTAAAATGCTGTTCCCAGACGGGAGTG